ATATTTTTATCAAACTCGGATAAATCGGGAGCTACATAATTTTGTATTTGTTCTTTCATATTGAGGTAATCTTTATAAAATTCAAAACCACCCCATAATCCACCACCTAAAGTAGTCAAAGCTGTAAGAACTACAAAGATTTTTCCGCCTTTAAACTTAACCCCTGCAAATTCCATCTCTGCCATAGCTACTCCGAATCCGTCTGCCATTGTTGCATTATCATGTCGTTCATTAATCCTTCACTTCCAACAAATAAGTAATATTGCGCCATGTTGTTATTTTCTATTTGTGTATCAGGTATCATGTAATCTGTAAAAAATCCTTGCCTATCATCTAGCTGTTTTTGTGAGTCAAAAAAGGTTTTTGTATCACCCAACACCTGCATTACAATTAATGTTTTTAACTGATTTGTTGAGTCATATCTACCCTTATCCCCCATTTTCTTGACTATTTTCTTTGCGGCTTTTTCTTTTTTAGATTCTGGTTTTTTTATAGGTTTCTCTTCGGCTTTACCCTTATCTTCTGGTTCTTCCATATCCTCTGGTTTATCCTCATTTGCTTCAGCCTCTGATACGCTCTCTTTGTTCTCTGTCTCTTCAGCCATATCTTCTTGAGGTTCTTCCATATCTTCTTTAATAGGTTCATCTTGTACCTCCTCCGGTTCCTTCATTTCTGGCTCTGGTTGAGCTTCTTCCTTAACCTCTTCTATTTCAGGTTTAGTTTCTATTTCAGGTTCCATATCTGGTTCTGATACTTCCATGTCAGGCATGTCCATTTCGGGCTCTGGCATTTCAAGATCAGGCATTTCTAATTCCATTTCCATTTCAATATCTAAAACCGCTACTTCCATTTCCTCCATATCAATGTTTGGCATTTCAAAATCCATTTCCATATCTGGCATTTCAAAATCCATTTCAAAATCCATTTCCATTTCAACAGTGTCATAAGACATTTCCATTTCTGGTTCGTCAAACTCTGGTTCAAAATACATATCATCACCTGGAGCATCAGGCATTACTATGTCATTATGTTCAAAAATATTTTCTACAATATCTATTACTTCTGTTTCTGTACTTCCTCCATATGCTACCCACATTTCAACACTAAGTATCTGTTCTGTAACTATTGTAGAGACTACATTGTATAATACGTTTATTTGTACATCATCAAATAGCGGTCCAATTGCAAGAGACACATCCCTTCCCCCTACCTCTACAATTAATTTTGTAATTGTTCCTGCAAAGTCAAACCCACCTGTGTATTCTTGATAACCACTTGTTACACCTGACTCTGATAATATATCTGTTCCCGCAAACACACTTGTATTTCCGTTTTTTCCAGTTATGTGCATGTAAATTCTATCTTCAGGATCTCTTTTATCAACTTTTATAGAATAATTAGTTCTACCACCATTTTCTATATCAAGTTCAGATATATCTATTGTATTAATAAATGTTGTTCCCATACCAGATACACCCATTGTCGATGTTGAATTACCCGATCCGGTTATCTGTGCACACTTATCTGTTCCTAAATTATAACACGAATTGCCAGACGGCATTGATGCTGGTCCTTGTCCACCCCAATCAATATCCATATCTCCTTCATATTTTGAAGATACATAACCAGCATCACCATCAAGAATATCTCCTGAGTCTGGATTGGTTGTAGTTACTGTTGTGGTTGTAGTTGTAGTATCTGTTGTAACTGTATAGCCATCAGCTTCATATTCAATTGTTTCAACTTCATCTATAACGATTGTTTCTTCAACACCTGGAGTACATAATCCTGTTGCTGTAACAGGACATTCTGCTCTAAGGGAAGAAGGCCACGATACCAGAGTGCATAGCCATACCAAATAAAATAAATTTAGCAAACTTTTGCCCATCGCTTAATCCTTCTGATTTTTTAATTTGTTTTTCTTCGTGTTCCATTTTAGCAAGTACAAAACTTCCTTCTGGAATCATATCAGGGTTTTCTTGCCATCCTTTTGATGCTTCTTCTCCAATAGCTCCCATATAAGGACAAGGAGTTCCTGCCATAGCCATTGAGTCCCAAACACGACTGTCTTGGCACAAAATTGACACACTTGCTACTTTCATACCTGAAGCATAGAGCGATCTTGCAAGTTTAATTCTTTCACAGTTTTCATCTGTCACCGTAACGCCTGAGCTAATACCCAAGATCTGGGTCTGCACAGCGCCAGCTACTGCTGTCTTACATATATCTGAATTATTAACCACCACCGATGGTGCCGATGCTGTAGGTGGTGTATTATTTGTTACTACAGTTGAACTGACAGTGTTTGTATCTGCTCCATTAGCACTACTTATTGCACTAAAAACTAAAACAAAACATAATAGGAAAAAAAGTATTCTCATTTAACATTTCCAACGTTTTCTTGCTTGACGTAATCTTGAATTAGGATTTTTAGCTGCACCTGGAAATTTTTTCATTTGTCCTGCACTTCTTGCGCAATATGATTTTCTTCTTTTAGCTGATTTAGAACCAGGTTTTACTTTTCCTGTAACAGCTGTTTTTAATTTAGAACCAGGGTTCATGGATCTATACTTTTTAACCCCAGCTCTAGTCATTCCCGCCCCAGATTTAGTGGGGCGAAAATTCTTTTTATTTTTTGATGGCTGTCTATCAGCCATAAATTACATTAACTTTAGTAGCTTGGTTAAAGAAAACATAAAGATCGGTATCAAATTTTAATCCCATTTCAGGAAAATCAATTTGAAGAATCTCATCTTCTCCTGCACCAATAGCAGGAGTAACTTGAGTAAATTTAACAGTTCCACCGGAACCATTATCTACCAAATCAACTCTGCCTTCAGTTGCACCACATTGAACAGTTAATCCTAATACTCGTGCTGGGGCACTAAGAGTATTAGTTCCAGCAGTGACTTTAGTTGTAACTTGTCCACTTGAGGTTAATTGTTTTGTTTTAATACCAAACATATTAACTCCTAGCTTAGGTTAATGTTTTGTTGATACAAAATAGTAGCTCTAACTTCACCAGCATCGGTAGCACCAGTGCTAGTCCATGTTAATTTTAGATCTGCTGTTCCAACGTCAGCCCATGCTAATGCACCACCTGCTTCAGTAGTTGGATAACATCTTCCAGCGCCAGAAGCTGTTGTAATTGAATAATCATTAATCAAAGTTTTATTTCCACCAACAGTATCACCAATACTAAATACACATGTAGCGTTGCCCATTGCTGTAGGCTTATCCAGTACTATGTCAATAATTTGTGAATTAGCTGGTATTACAACCGTAGTTGAATTAGCTGCTGAAGCACCACTTGAAAGAGAAGTGCCAGTTGAAAATGTTTGAGCCATTACAACTTGACCAGTATTTTTTACGTCACTACCTAATGTAGTGCCTGTAGTTTCTTTAATTGTTCCAGCCTTTATAGGACCAGAAAAAGTAGTTGTACCCATGTCAACCTCCTTAGTTGTCTTGTTTAAGTCTTGAGTAAATTATATTGTAAAACAAAAAAGGCGCTCTTACAAGCGCCTTCTTTGATCTGGGAGGATCCAGTATTTTTACGAACCTTGTGACGCATAAACAGCTCTAGGATCTGAGTAACCAAAGCTGTATCTCTCTCTTGCTTTGTATCTCATGTTTCCTGTGTCAAAATCGCCTTCCATGCCAGTAGCAAGGGCAGCTCTTGTGAAGTGTTTAAAGCCATTAGGACAATCTGTTTTAATGAAATATGCATCCGTATCTGTTAGATAATGGTTAACAGTGTAACCACCTGGTAGCATACCCATGTTTTTCAGAGCGTTAATGTCGTTGTCAGCAGTACCGACTCTTAGAGTAGACTCTAAAATTCTGTCAGCTACAAATTGAATGTTAACAGGAATAATTAATTTCTGTCCTTTCATTGCAATTTTTAAGCCTCTTTCGTCGATAAAACCAGCAATATCAATCATCGCTTGTTCTAATGAAACGTCAGTAAGGTCGGCATCAGTTGCACTTCTGTTTGAGAAAGTGCCACCTAGTGCTGTTGGGTGAGCAGTGTTAGCTAATGTAACTCCGTCTCCACCAGTCACTGAAAACGCATTATTTAATACGTTAGCGCCTCTTACTTGTTTCGTGTAAGCCATAGATCTTGCTAGGGCTTTTGTGTAACGAGCTGAAAGACTGTCATATAAGTTGTCTTCGACTGCTTCTTCAGTTAACGCAAATGCTAGTGCAATTGTGTCATGAGTGTATCTAGCAGTGAAAGATTCAGAAGCGGTATCAAAACCTACTGCTGCACCTTCTGCTTTTACATTAGCTTGTCCGAATCCAACCAACATAACTTCTTCTTCAAAAGCTCTATCACTTGATTCTTGCTCAAAAATTTGAGCAGCTTCGTTTTCGTAGCGTGCGTACTCCAAACCGAACAGGGCATTCAAACCAGGTTCTAGTTCTTTGGCAAGCTGTGCTCTATTAATAGCCATATCCTAATCTCCTATATTCCTGATGTTGAGTCCATATAATGAACGTTAAGTTTTACGATCGCTAATCGACCTGCTGCAGTTTTATCAACTGCACCTTCTGATACTGAAGCTTCATCATCAAAGCCTACAACCTTCATATTTAATGAAGCAGTAGTATTAACTGTTGCTACATCTAGTTCTCCTAAAGAATAACCAGTTGAATTAGTTCCAGTAATTGCTGTTGCGAAGTTAGCATTAATAAACAGATTTGAATCAGGCATTGCTCCGTTACAATTAATAACGAATAATGCGTCAGGATTATCTGCTACATATGCAATAGCTTCAGTTTCGGCTTTAACCGCCGCATAACCAGGCCAGTATGGTGCCCACGTTGGAGTTCCATCAGTTGCAATATACTTACAACCCATGAAGACACCTAACAAAGGGACTGTACCGCCAGCCGCAGCGCCAGGCACATCTATTAATCCGCTAGCAAGAGGTATAACTGGTGTACCAGTCCAAATCAAACTGGTAGTACCTGAACTTGCGCCGTCGAAGTTAATAGGATACGCATTAACGCCTTGATTATTATAGTTTGATCCGGTTCTTTCGTAAGGACGAAGACCGAATGCTGCATCTATATTAGCCATAATTTGTCTCCTTTAGACAATATAGTGGAACATAGATCTTACTCATTAAGATTTTTTGTTGCCACCAAATTCTACCCGAGACTGCCTTTCCTGAGAAATTGGCATGGAGGGGTGCTCTTCCCTCATAAGATCGTTGTCAACTGATTTTTGCTGGTCATTAGTCATCTTAGCGAAATATTCATCTCTTGATTCTTTAACTTCCAGCGGACATCTCATCAACATTAATCCACCTACTGCAATGACACCTTTAAATTTTCCCTCAGTTAAATGAGGTAAATCTAACCTGTCTGGATATTCCTCTGCTCTCACAGGTTCATATCCCGATCTAAGTCTAGCGGTTACATTTTTATCATCTTGCGTACCTCTATACTCAAATCTTACCCACCGATGGTGAAAACCTTCTGGTGGTTCAGGAGCATCTAAATTAGATGGTGGAGTCCAACCTTTTTTACGAGTTTGTTGTTCACGGGTCTCTAATTTGCGTGAGGTTTTCTGTTTACTGTTTGTAGTCATATTACGCCTCCTTCACGTGTTTTGCGTACTCTTCGAGCGGCACACCAAGTTTTTTTGCTATAGCTACCTGTGAAGGTGTGAGTCTCACAGTGCGGCGCCCAGAGGGCGATGTTCTCACAGCCGAAGCTACTTTTTGAGTAGGTTTCGACTTGTCCTCAAACTTATGAGGAAACTCTTTTCGAATTCTTCGAGAAATCTCATTATAGTAATCTTGTCCGTTTAAGTCAAACCCTTCTTCTGCTAAATCTTGATGAATTACCATAGCAGAGGCTGTCATTACTCTGTCTTTGTTAAACCAAGGGTTAGCTTCAGCCCAATCTTCTGCTTCAG